ACAGCTCGAATTAATTGCGAGCACATTAGTAGGGTCGCGGGAGGATCCTTCCCTATCTCACGAATCAAACCAGCCGTTGTCAATCAATGGTGTATTGAGTGGGAAGACGAAGGTAAATCAGATGCGACTATCAATCGAATCGTCTCTGCACTCTCGACTGTCCTTAACCACCTACTCATCGATGAGTTAATCGAATCCGCTCCTAAGTTTCGTAGGCGTAAGGAATCAGAAGGACGTGTATTTTGGTACACCAAAGATGAGGTTAACCAACTATCTCATTTGTCCACTGAAGTATTTATGCGTGATGACTTATCTGACATCATTCAATTCGCTGCCTATACAGGTATGCGACAAGGTGAGATCTTAAGGCTAAGGAATCAAGACATTGATGTTGTATCTAACTTGATACATGTTGGTGGTGTACCTGATCAAGTAACGAAGGCTAAGAATGTCAGATCGATACCGATCCATGACAAGATCAAGGCCATTGTTTACTCCCGTTGTTCACAATCGTCTTCTGCTATACGCATTTTCGGTGATGAATGGCGTGACAAAGATCAACTGTTAAGAGCCTTTAGAAAGGTCAACAAACTACTACCCAAAGAGGATGCTTATGTATTCCACACACTTCGACACAGTTACGCAACATGGCTCGCTGAAGCTGGCGTCCCAATCAGATCCATCATGGCTCTCTGCGGACACAAGCGTGTCGAGACAACGTTACGATATGCAAAGGCTACAGATGCAGCACTCACGGAAGCGATGGCTTCTATCTGAGCGCGTCTAATGGGTAGCGTGATACCATTTTCTAGCTGCAATAGCGGCGATTCTGCGGTGAGTCTCATCGTTGGAATCCCTCTGCGGATGTGGCGGAATTGGTAGACGCGCTAGTTTCAGGTTCCAAGGCGAATCTTAATCACTGACGTATACCTCAGGTGAAAAAGCCTGAGGCGTCAGTTGTGCACACGTATCCACTAGGGTATGATTCTATTCACTGGTTCTAGCGGGGAATTTCATTGGCAACACCAGCACAAATAGATGAGCAAATTCAATTTGAAAGAGATGCAATCCGACTCGGGCTTGAGCGTTTACGCAAGAACACGAGAGATCTCGAAGCAAAGTCATATGCATCCGCTAGCGTATATGGGTGCAGCAGTGTTTCTACTCTTCTGCCTCTGGTTACCAAGCGGATTGAAGACACCAAATTACGACTTTCAAAAGGGGGTAATGGACCAGCCTTCAGAGAAATACGTCAATACCTTGAGCCAATAGAAGCTGCGGCCTGTGCCGCCATTGCGTTAAAGATTACCTTCGACAAAGTTTTTAGTTATAGAGATAAACAAAACAGACTTGTTGATGTATGTGATGCCATTGGCTACGCCGTTGAGCAAGAAGCACAAATGCAGTTTTATGAGCGTAATTGTCCAGGTTTACTCAATACACTTCAAAAAAACTATTGGCATAATACAACTGGAACGCATCAAAAGTTTGTCATTATCCGTACACTCATTCAACGTTATGATGTGCCGCAATGGTCATCATGGTATCGACCTGATCGTGTAAAACTTGGAGGATGGTTACTCGATTGCATCGTGGAATCAAGTGGCTGGTTTACCAAACAAACAAAACAGCAAGGTAAGAAGAAAGAAAATTATGTAGTACCAACTCCTGAATTTATAGAAATAAAAGATTCGATAATGGCAACGGCTGAATTATTCAGTCCTATTGCGTACCCAATGCTGATTGAACCTAATGATTGGTCAGAAAATCGTCAAGGTGGGTACATCTTAAATGAGGTAATGCGAGGCCATGACATGGTTAGGCGTAATGTCCCATGTATACAGGGGGAAACACCCTATGCTTTCTTGAATAAAATTCAGAAGGTAGGTTATCAAGTGAACCCTTTCACAATCGACATCGCTGAGACGTTGATGCAAGCTGGAATGCCTATTGGTAAGTTTGTCCCTATTGTAGAGATCCCTCTACCTCCTAAGCCTGTAGATATTGCAGAGAACAAAGATTCTCGTAAAGACTACAGACGAAGAGCTGCTGAAGTATTAAATACAAATGCAGCTTCATTCAAAAGGTCATGTAGAACACGCATGACAATGGAAGCAGCAAAGCTATTCAAAGATAAGAAGGAGTTCTTCATTCCTTGGTCCTTTGACTACAGAGGACGTGCTTATCCCATCCCTGCTTTCTTAACTCCTCAGGATACTGATTTTGGTAAGTCATTACTTAAATTTAGTGAGGAGTCATACATGACACCTGATGCTGAAGAATGGCTAGCGTTTCAAGTTGCTACTACTTATGGTCTTGATAAAGCACCTATGCATGAACGTATGCAATGGGTGCAAGAGAACGATGCGGTGATTTCTGCGGTCGCTCAAGACCCAATAAGCACCATATCTATGTGGGAAGCAGCAGAAGAACCCTGGCAGTTCTTAGCAGCATGTGATGAGTACTATCATTGTGTAATTAAATGTGATAGAAATTTTACTTCTTTGCCAGTTGCAACCGATGCAACTTGTTCCGGGTTACAAATCCTCGCCGGACTCTGTAGAGATGCGTCCACTGCAAGATTGGTCAACGTCTTGCCGTCAGATCGGCCACAAGACGCCTATCAAATCGTTGCCGAGCAAGCCAAACCAAACTGTCCTGTAAGTATTCAACCTTACATGGATAGAAAGACTGTCAAACGTGTAGTTATGACGGTGCCTTATAACGCTAAACCCCATAGTAATAGAGGATACATTCGTGATGCTCTAAAGGAAAAGGGTGTAGAGATTAGTAAGGAGGACTTAACTGAAACTGTTAATGCTGTAAGAGCAGCAATGGATGTAGTAGTCCCTGGTCCTATGGCTGCTATGAAATGGATCGAGTCTGAGGTAGCTAAAGCTATTAAGAAGGGTGCAACAGAACTTGAATGGGTAACTCCATCAGGGTTTATTGTTACTCAAAAATTAAACAAGAAACTAACAGTAGGTGTAAAGCTTCAACTGTTAGGCCGTGTCAATATTACTATTGCTACGGAAGACAGCGACAAGGTAGATCTGAATCATCATAAAAATGCTACGGCTCCGAACTTAATCCACTCCTTAGATGCAAGTCTTCTTCACCTATCTGCATTAAAGTTCGATGCTCCGCTAGCACTAATACATGATTCTGTATTGTGTCGTGCAACGGATATGGGTACTCTTTCAGAGATCGTCCGTGAAACATACATGCACTTATTCGCTGAGAATTCTTACCTTGATACTTGGGCTAACCAAATAGGTGCTGAAACTAAACCTCCAATCATTGGCGATCTCTGCCCTGAGTCAGTGATTGAATCAACCTATTTCTTCTGCTAGTGAAACTGTACATTTACAGAAGTGAGTTCAATTGTGTAACCCACGATGGTTGCATTCAGATTGGATTTCATAATCACACAGTAGAAGAACACATTAGGTTGTGTCCCACAATATATTGGATAGAAACATACTGGCTTCCAGATGTCTTCGCCAATAGATACAAACGTTCTTCAATGCAAGCACATATGCGTGTATCTGGAGAAAAATTCAACCTTGAAACTAATTAATGCCACGTACTATCCACAAAACTGAACAGCCTGTTGTCCTTGAAGGGTTCCAAGCTGTACTGAAGCCAAGTAAATTTGGCTATTCATTGTCCACTGTTATCGATGAGTCCATGATTGAAGCTCTTGAAGTAGATCGTGCTGAGAATATTAAATGGGCTGAATCAAAACTAAAGAACCCTAAGCGTTCTACTCTCAAGCCTGAACCATGGGAGGAGGTATCTGATGGACAATACAAGGTCAAGTTCTCATACAACGATGAGACCAAGCCACCTATTGTTGACACTGAAGGAACTCCAATTACAGACGAATCAACACCTCTATACTCTGGCTCAAAGGTCAAGGTCGCGTTCTATCAGAAGCCATACATTCTCAAGGATGGTGTTACTTATGGTACTTCGCTTAAACTCGTTGGTGTGCAAGTTGTGTCTCTCAGCTCTGCTGCAGGAACCGACTCAGGGAACCTCAGCAGCGAAGATGTCGCGTAACTTTTCGGAAACACGAAAGGATATAAAGCCGCCGAACCTAATGTAGTCCCTTCTACTGATACTGAGTTAGACGACTTCTGATGACAGTTACTACTGAAGATGGAGATCGTCAAAACTTATTTGCTACAGAACCTTTAATGGAGATTATGGAAATGAACGAATCACACAATGAGCGTGCAGAGATGCTCAATGGGCGCCTTGCAATGCTAGGTGTTATCGCTGCAATTGGATCTTATGCCATCACAGGTCAGCTAATCCCTGGTATTTGGTAATGGCTAAAAACGTCAGTCTGAAAATTGGAGAACACAAATCAAGATCTGGAGGGCTGACGAAAGCTGGACGTGACAAGTACAACCGTGAAACTGGATCTAACTTGAAGGCGCCACAGCCTAAAGGTGGTCCAAGAAAGAAATCGTTTTGTGCTCGCATGTCTGGTAACAAAGGCCCAATGAAAGACGAGAAAGGTAGGCCTACACGTAAGGCCCTGGCTCTTCGCAAATGGAAATGTTAAATGGCTTTTCGATCAGGACTTGAAGAAAGAGTTGCTGATCTTATGGTGGAGTTAGGAGTGAAGTATGAGTATGAATCCACTAAGGTTCCATATCAAATTCAACATAACTACACTCCTGATTTTCTTCTCCCTAACGGTATTTATCTTGAGTGCAAGGGGTACTGGGAAGCAGAGGATCGTCGTAAGATTAAGGCCGTCAAACAGCAACATCCAGAAATTGATTTAAGGATGGTCTTTCAAGCACCATATAACAAGATATCAAAGAAAAGTAAAACTACTTACGCCAAGTGGTGTGAGAACAACAACATTCTATGGACTAGCTTTGCAAACATACCAATCGACTGGTTCATTTGAACGACATGATGCATGTACTGATTGCGGTTCATCTGATGGAGTTGCTGTGTATTCAGATGGGAATAGATTTTGCTTCGTATGTAACACCTTAACAAAATCAAATTCCACTCGTTCACAATCGACAAAAATGAAAAGCACCTACAAAGGTGAAGCAGTCCGTTTACCCAAGAGGAACCTCACTGAGAAAACTTGCGAAAAATTTAAGATCTACAGAGATGGAGATGTTCTTCGTTTCCACTATCAAAACTCGGATGGTCAAGTCATTGGCGCAAAAACGCGTACAACAAACAAGACCTTTTCCTATGAAGGTGATACTGATGGAACCTTCTTTGGACAACACCTTTGGCCTAGTACCGGTAAGCGAATTGTCATTACTGAAGGCGAGCTTGATGCTGCCTCTTGTCATGAAATCGCTCCTACTTGGCCAGTGGTATCGCTACCATCTGGTGCTTCATCAGCAAAGAAGTCGATACAAAAGAATCTACAATTTCTTCAAGGCTATGACGAGATTGTTTTATTCTTCGACAACGATGATGCAGGTATTGAGGCCTCTAAATCTGCCGCGGGGGTGTTACCACCTGGCAAGGTATCTATAGCCCGCCTAACCGCATATAAGGATGCTTCAGATGCATTACAAGCGAAGGATTATGACGCATTAACTCGTGCATTTTGGGATGCTAAACCCTACAGGCCGGACGGCATTGTTGATGGTAAATCCCTACTTGAATTAGTTACTACACCTAATCCCCCAAATGATTATGACTACCCCTTCGAAGGACTTAACCATAAACTCCATGGCATACGACGTGGAACACTGTGCACAATTACTTCAGGCAGCGGTATCGGCAAGTCCAGCTTCTGCAGGTGTATTGCAAGTTCTCTTTTACAAGGGGGAGAACGAGTCGGTTATTTGGCTCTTGAAGAGTCCAATAGACAAACAGCTCTAGGTATTATGAGCAGTTCTGTAGGTAAATCTCTACACCTTGGAGAACCTACACATGAAGAACTGACAGAAGCATTCAATGAGACAATGGCTAACTGGGACTTATACCTATTTGATGGCTTTGGTTCCTACGATCCAGACGTTATCTACAATCGTATTGAGTACCTAGCAAGCGGTCTTGATTGCAAAATCATTTTTCTTGATCACCTATCTATCTTGCTATCAGGATTAGATGGAGATGAAAGGAGAATGATTGATATCACTATGACCCGTCTCCGTTCGTTGGTTGAAAGAACTGGCATTGCACTATTCCTTGTATCACATTTAAAGAGAACAACTGGAGATAAAAATCATGAAGAAGGAGCACGAGTTACGCTCGGACAATTGCGAGGATCTGCTGCTATTGCTCAGCTCAGCGATACGGTCATTGGACTTGAACGCGACCAGCAATCAGACCAAGCTGGAGGTGTTACGACAGTTAGAGTCCTTAAAAATCGCTATTCAGGCGAGACTGGTGTAGCTTGTGCACTTACGTATAACCTTGAAACTTGTAAATTTACAGAGACACAAAGTGAAAGTTTCGATCCAACAATTGATTTCTAATTTTCAAAAAATGAAATTAAATAAACCTAATCCCCCTACAGAAGCTGCTATCAAACGTGCTCAATTCGTAGACAAGACTTACGTATGGAAAACGAAGTGAGCCTTGTCTTTGACATTGAAACAAATGGATTTTTAAGCACCGTTTCCTCTATCCACTGCATTGCTATTCATGATTTTGAGACTAAAGAAACTATTGCGTACAATGACACGGGTCAAGCGGAACCTGTTGTACGTGGGGTACAGAGACTCCAGGATGCTGATTGCATTATTGGTCATAACATTCTTGGGTATGACTGCCCTGTTCTCAGCAAATTATTTCCTTGGTTTACTGAGCCTGGCGTTATGGTTGATACTTTACTTCTATCTAGGTTGTATCATTCTGACATGATGTCGCTTGATAAAAAGCGTAGTTGGCAACATATGCCGTTGCAGTTATACGGCAGACACTCTCTGGAATCTTACGGTTATCGACTCGGTGAATTTAAAGGTTCATTTGGCAAAGACGCTGATTGGAAAGAATGGTCTCAATCAATGGAAGACTATTGCATCCAAGATGTACACGTTACCACCAAACTATTTTGTCACTTCCAAAAATACCTGAATGGGTGCAGTTAGAGCATCGCGTTCAACAAATACTTACTAAACAGGAGATCCATGGATGGTATTTCAATGAGCGCTCTGCATGGCAACTTGCATCGACTCTCAGAAAAGAGCTTCTCATCACTGAAGAAGTACTTCGCAAAAAGCACCCTTACGTCGCAGGAGCTAGCTTTACTCCAAAAAGAGATAACAAAACTTCAGGCTACATCAAAGGCGCCTCTTTTACTAGATTAAAAGACACAAACTGTACTTCACGAGATCACATTGCATGGATATTGCAAACATTTTATGGCTGGATTCCGACGAGTTTGACAGCTACTGGGAAACCTATCATCGACGAAGTTGTTCTGACAGATATAGCGTCTCCGATTTCTACGCAGTTTGCGACCTGTTTGAAGGTAACGAAAATGCTTGGGATGATCTCAGAAGGCGTGAACGCTTGGCTGAAGCTATGTACGAATGACAGAATCCATCACCACTGTTCAGTCACAACAGCAACCCACAGAGCAAGCCATCGAAACCCAAACCTCGCACAAGTGCCAAGTGACGAAAGATTTAGAGCACTTTTCACAGCAAGTCCAGGTCTCACTATGGTCGGCGCTGATCTTAGTGGCATTGAGCTTCGCATGTTATCTCACTATCTTGCGAGATTCGACAGTGGAAGATATGCCGACATCCTCCTCAACGGAGACATTCATCAAGTTAATGCTGACAAAGTAGGAGTATCTAGATCTCAAATAAAGACAATTAGCTACGCCTTTCTGTATGGAGCAGGCGATGAAAAAATCGGGCACTCTTATGACAAACAGTTATCCTCGTCTCAAGCAAAAAGAAAAGGTAAAGAGATTCGAGCGGCATATGTGGAGGCTATCGATGGACTTAGTGAGCTTCTCACCGCAATTAAAAAAGCGAGTGAAAGAGGCTATGTGCAATCTATTGACAAGAGACGAATTGTACTTGATTCTCCACACAAAGCGTTGAACTATTTGCTCCAATCAGGAGCTGGGGTTATCGCTAAGAAATGGATGTGTATCAATCAAGATCACATCAAACAATTAAATTTATGCTGCTCTCAACTAGCATTTATCCATGATGAGTTGCAGTTCGAAGTAGAACCTAAACATGCCAAAGACTTATGTTCATCCTTGGTACTTAGCGCAACAGAAGCTGGCGAGTACTACAAACTCCGATGCCGAATTGACGCTGAAGCAGTCCAAGGAACCACCTGGAAAGACACCCACTAATGCTATACGGAAAAAAAGTTCAAAAAATTGATCGTCCTGGAAAAAAGACACGACAAGGACAAGGAAGGAGATCTAAGCCTAAAGGTGATCGCAAACTCAGCAGGGGGCAAGGATGACTACTCTACTTATTGATGCTGATTACATTGTCTACAAATGCTGTGCAGCAGCAGAGTATGACATTGATTGGGGTGATGATGTGATCATGGTCGGAAGTAAATTCAGTGAGGCTTATGCTGCAGTTATTAGAGACATTGATCGTATTAAATCCGAATTCTTTGATGCTAATGTCATTCTTTTCTTCAGTGATTCTGTTAACTTTCGCAAGTCAGTTGCCGCTGATTACAAGGGGCACAGAAACCGCAAGAAACCCTGTGGATACAAACGAGTAATTCACAAGCTTCATGAGGATTATAAAGTGATCCGTATGCCACAACTAGAGGCAGATGATGCGATGGGAATACATGCAACATCGAATGATGACTGCATTATTGTTTCTCCTGATAAGGATATGAAGCAGATACCTGGAATCCTATATGACCTCAAAGAAACGTTCACAATCGACAAACAAAGCGGTTGGGAATGGTTCCTTATTCAAACATTGGCTGGTGATAGCACAGATGGTTACTCAGGTGCACCAGGATTCGGTGTAAAAACAAGCGCAAAATTTTTTGCTGATTATGGGTATACCTGGGATTCTGTAGTGCAAGCGTTTAAGTCAAAAGGCCTGACTGAAGGTGATGCTCTACGTAATGCACGACTAGCAAAAATACTTACATCAGATGACTATGACGGAACCAAACCAATCTTATTCGATCCCTCCAATGCCCATCTTAGAACTAACGATGGAACAGGATCTGAAGATGAGACAAATCCAGGACAGCCTGAAGAAGATCTCAAAGGAGGATATGCAAACTTTATTTCTAACTCTGCAGCAGCAATGCTTCATTCTCACAAACAACGTTTCACAGCTAGTTAAGCAATGGCCGAATCTCCCACCTACTACACACGAGGTTCCATGGAGCCTTGGGACTTTATACGAGACCAAGGACTAAACTATCATCTAGGGTGTGCTGTTAAATATATCTGCAGAGCGGGATATAAAGACAGCAAAACTGAAGATCTTAAAAAAGCAATCCACTACTTACAGAATGAATTACAACACACAGAATCAAACTCTAATGATGATGGCAACCCAATTCCGGTCAGCATACTCTTTGGAGATGACTCCGATGACTATGCAAAAGAGTTTGATCGATGAGGAGTATCAAGAATTTTGTACAGCTTTTCAAGATGAAGGTTTTGAAGAGCAACTAAAAGAATTAGCTGACCTTGTTTATGTCTGCTATCAATACGCTGCTGCTAAGGAATGGGATCTGGACGAAGCAATGCAGCGTGTCCATAAATCTAACTTGTCAAAGCTAGACGAGTATGGAAAACCTATCCGTCGTGAAGATGGGAAGGTATTGAAAGGTCCTAACTATGAACCACCTACACTAACCGATCTGATCAATGGCTGAATTAATTTCTAGAACTGGACGTGTCCAATCATGGATCGATGATCCTAATGGCCGTTTACCTGTGTCGTGCACAGTATTCGTTGTTGACAATGAACTCGAAGGACCTAATGGAATTGAAGCATCTTGGCGTTTTTGTTCCCACGCTCTCCGCAATGGAGCAGGAGTTGCTATCCATCTATCAAGACTTGATGCTAAAGATACCGAGAGAGAGTCAGGCGTCGTTGCGAGTGGTCCTGTATCATTTGGACGAATCTACTCGGCTCTTAACGAAACTCTCAGAAGAGGCGGACGATTCAAAAACGGTGCAGTAGTTTTACATTTAGACGCGTCACATCCAGACTTAGAAGAGTTTATTGCTACGCCACGTTCAGCTCTACCTTGGGTAAAACGTTGTGTCAATATCACACAAGAATGGTGGGATGAACTGCCATTAACAATCAAACATCTACTTATTCAATCAATTAAAGCTGGAGATGTCTGGCTAAACAAGGTAAAATATGAAGGAACAAAAAGAATCAGAGGAAATGTATGTCTTGAGGTGTACTTGCCATCCCGAGGTACGTGCTTATTGGAGCACATTAACCTTGGAGCCTGTAGCTTCGAACAGATCCCTAGTGCTTATGTTGAAGGGATGCAAGAGCTTTGCCAGTTACATTCAAAAACAGGTGTGGGAGAGACTGGAGAATATTTATCTTCTTCCACAGATAGACAGGTTGGACTTGGAATCTTGGGTCTCGCAAACCTCTTGCGGAGGTACGGTGTCACCTACGAACAGTTCGGACGAGCCTTAGATCAATACTCAGCAGGAGAAATAAAAGCTACTGCTGCTTATTCTCTTGTACAACAGATGGCTCATGGCATCCGTGATGCTTCGCTAGTTGCTCATAAGTATGGAATGAAGCGAGCCTTCGCTATCGCTCCTACAGCGTCTTGTAGCTACCGTTCAAAGGACGCTGATGGTTACACCTGTACGCCTGAGATTGCACCACCTATCTCACGTACTGTTGATAGAGATTCTGGCACCTTTGGTGTTCAAACTTATAACTACGGTGATGTAGAAATTGCATCAGAAGTTGGCTGGGAAAATTACAAACGGGTAGCAGACGGCATCATGCGTCTCTACCAATCCAGTGGACTTCTTCACGGTTACTCTTTCAACTGGTGGTCAGATATGACTGTCATGGATGAGGACTTTATTGAAGAGTGGCTTCAGTCTCCACAAACCTCTTTATATTATTCGCTTCAAGTGATGGGAGATGTGCAAGATAAATCTAATGCTTATGCAGCAATCGCTGAAGATGAAGTGGATGATTATTTGAGCAGTCTCTTAGCACCTGAACGAGAAACAAATGAACCTCAATGTGATTGTGCAGAATGAACCCATACGAAAAACTACTATCAAGGAAAAGAAAATGGACACCAGTTCAGACAAGTGCTGGTACATGCAAGACCGGTGCGGAGGAAACGATTCACCGTGCACTTGCTATGCGACATATGGAACTACCTGTGGGAGATTTTATCCGTGATGCCCTGGTTAATGAAGTTCCAGACGTGGCGAGGGAACTACTCGAATCCAATGTCCGGGACGAAGAAAACCACGACGTGGCTCTTGGCTACATCGCCAATGCTTACGGGATGGATGAAACATCTGAAGCAGAAGCGTTACGGTTACGTGATGCTTGGGTCTCGCATCCTGATCACACAATTACCAAAGCAATGGTGGCCGAACGTGCAATTTTCTTCGTTCTTCTACCATTCTTTCGCTTTAATGGTGACGCTGGAATGCGAACAGTAAGTGCAGATATTTCTAGAGATGAACAAATTCATGTTGCTACCAATAGTATTGTTTGTAGGGAGCTGGGGCTTGATATCAGTCCTAGTCTTAATAAGCTCCGCTTGGCCACGATTAATTGGGTGATGCAACCACTTAAGGTAGGTGCATCCGATAGATATCTAGATAAAAAATTTTGGTTGGATTCTAGCGATAACTTAATGTATCAGGGTAAAGCACCACAGCTTTCTGCTACTAAGTCAGCAAGGATGCCAGCATTCTTCGAGCATAGTAATGTCAACTTACCTCAATACGCATGACGTTATTGGTGTCCCTGACGCGACACTGCTAACAGAACTCAATGAGATTTTCCCACCAGTCTCACCTAACCCTGACGATTCCCTGAACAAAATTATGTACCAATCTGGTCAACGTTCAGTGGTTGAATGGGTCGCAAAACGTTTGGAAAAAGATCATGGCTAGTACGTACAAAGGAGATCGTGACTACAAAGACACCGATGCCTACAAAAAAAATAAAAAACTTCTCGAAAAGAAACGATCAAATCGTGAAGTTAATATTACTGGGAAAGATCGTAGAGTAACATCGGAGAAACAAACAGAATCTAATAGTAAGTTTGTAACTAACAGAATCAACAAGCTTCCCTCTCCTTTAAAGTTTCCGGGTAAACCAAAAAAGCCTAAGCTTAAAGAAATACCCAAGCTACAATTAAAGGGTAAAAACAAAGAGTCTTATTTGAAAGGCGATACGTTTAAGCCTACTAAAAGTAAGGTTAATAATCTTAAATTAAGAATACCACAGAAAGTATCTTATGATAACCCTAATTACCATAAAAAATCCTTGGAAGGTAAATTCAAAGGGGATTCAGAAGGTAAAACAGTTTCTAAAAAAAAGTAAGTAAATGAACACTTGTAGACAACGCTATGATGAACTAACAGGTGATCGTTCTCAATTTCTAGACAAAGCATGGGAAGCCAGCAGGCTTACTCTCCCTTATCTTGTACGTCGTGAAGAAGATTATGTAAAAGGTATGCGTGTCCTCCCTACACCCTGGCAATCAGTTGGTGCTAAGGGTGTGAATGCATTGGCTGCAAAGCTTATGTTGGCATTGTTACCTACACAAACAGCATTCTTCAAGCTACAAATTAATGAATCCAATGTCCCAGATCTTGTTCAAGACCCCACAATTAGGGCCGAGATGGAGTTATCCTTCTCTAAAATTGAACGTACTATTCTGGAAAGTATCGCTGCATCAAGTGATCGTGTAGTTGTACACCAGGCACTTAAGCATCTGATTGTCAGTGGTAACGCATTAGTATATATGGGAAAAGAAGGCCTAAAGCTTTACCCTTTAAATCGCTATGTCATAGATCGTGATGGGAATGGTAACGTATTAGAAATCATCACCAAAGAAAAAGTCAACAAAAAATTAGTTGAAAAGTATTTACCAAAAGAACAGCAAGATCCAAAACCGGATTCTGTTGGACGTCCAAAAGATTATTCTTCAAATGAAGTGGATGTTTACACCCACGTTCGCAGAGAGAATAATAGAGTCGTCTGGTATCAAGAGATTTTCGACAAAGCAATCCCTGGTAGCTACAGCAAAGCACCCCTTGATCAAAACCCATGGTTACCATTACGCTTCAATATTAGCGATGGTGAACCGTACGGTAGAGGCAGAGTAGAGGAGTTTATTGGTGATCTTAAATCACTCGAAGCTTTATCTCAAGCTCTTGTTGAGGGTAGTGCAGCAGCAGCTAAAGTTGTATTTGTTGTATCACCTAGTAGTACTACCAAACCTCAGACCCTTGCTAAGGCTGGTAATGGGGCAATCGTTACAGGTAGGCCCGATGATATTGGCGTCATTCAAGTTGGTAAAGGAGCAGACTTTGCTACGGCTCAGCAGCAGATGATGAACTATGAAAAACGTTTATCAGAAGCATTCCTTATTCTCAACGTGCGTGACTCTGAACGTACAACTGCAGAAGAAGTACGTATGACACAGATGGAATTAGAAACTCAGCTCGGAGGATTATTCTCTTTGCTAACTACAGAGTTTCTCGTACCTTATCTTAATCGTAAACTCGCTGTCTTACAGCGGGATGGATCTATCCCTAAGCTTCCAAAAGATATTGTCTCTCCCACTATTGTGGCTGGAGTTAATGCTCTTGGCAGAGGACAGGATCGTGAAAGTCTTACTGCTTTTATTACCACCATTTCCCAAACAATGGGTCCGGAAGCAGTCGGATCCTATATTAATCAAGATGAGTTTATTAAAAGACTAGCAGCAGCACAAGGTATTGATGTTCTTAATCTTGTCAAAGGACAGGAAGAGGTACAGCAGGCCGCACAAGCTTCTGCTCAGCAGCAGGTTCAATCTCAGAAAGATATTGAGCTTACTAAACAAGCTGCAGCCTTCGCTAACTCACCTGTGATGGATCCACAAGTTAATCCTAATGCACCCCAAGCTATAAATGACCAACAACAAACCAACCAGACCGCCTTCCAGCAAGGCGAAGCGGGCACCTAAACCACAACCTGTGGCTAAAGCTCCACACCTTGAACCTGAAGAACTTGTCGAAGATCTTCGGGATCTACCTGTCAGATCTAAGTTGTATCTGAAAGACCAACTACCACCCGACCGTTATCAAAAGAAAGCTAAAGTCGGTACCCCCACCCTTGGTAGAGAAACTGGTTATGTAACTGAGGTGGGGCTTGGTAATTTGACATCACTAACAGCATATGACAACACTGACATACCAACCTGATCAACAGCAACCTGAGTTCTCTGATGATGAGCTTGACTCTATTCAGAAAGGTGAGGAGCTTGCACAAGAACAATCACAAGCCCTTGCAGGTAAATTCCAAAGTGCTGAAGAATTAGAAAAAGCATACCTAGAACTACAAAGTAAGTTCTCTCAAGAACAGCAGCCTGAATCTGAACAGGAGTATCAACAGGAAACTCAGGAAGCAGATACACAAGATATCTCTTTCTTAGATACTCTATGGGATGAGGCGCAAACTGAATGGTCTGAGGAAACACTGACTGCTCTTGGCAATATGGATGCTGCAGATGTTGCTCAAATGTATCTTCAGTATCGCAATGAAAATGATACAACTCCTGAACTATCACAGGATAACATTCGTGCTATTTATGATGTAGTAGGTGGTCAATCTGAGTATGACAGTATGGTTGAATGGGCAAGCTCTAATCTACAGGCCTCTGAATCTGAGTTGTATGACAGTGTCATGAATTCAGGTGATCCTGCTGCATGTTTCTTTGCAGTCCAGGCCCTTGCTTATAGGTGGAGTGAATCCCAAGGTTGGCAGGGTTCTGAATTTCTCTCAGGTAACGCTGCTCCTACTCGACAAGATGTTTTCCGTAGTCAAGCTGAAGTTGTGCAAGCAATGTCAGACTCTCGCTATGATAATGATCCGGCATATCGTCAAGATGTAATGGATAGACTTGAACGTTCCAATGATCTTATGTATTAATCATGACTATTTCTACTAAGCAACGTGGTGGGTGTAAGGGAGGAAAAGGTGGTGGCAAAAAAAAGTAAAGCTAAAGCTACTAACTCTCGCCTAGATCCTTCCTGTTGGAAAGGTTACAAAAAATCTGGTACCAAAGTTAAAGGTGGTACTCGTGTAAACAACTGCGTAAAAATTAAAAAATGAAATACGGCAAACCTCCTAAGAAGCCTACTGCCCAAGCTAAGAAAAAGATGAATGACAAGATGGGATCTATTGCTTCACAACTTGGTGGCATACCTGGTCGTAATGGTCTTAATTCAAACTACCCAAAAAAAGGAAAGGCTTAATGTTTTATAAAAAAGATAAAGACGGCAAGAAAACACTTGACAAGAAACAGGTTGCTAAAGCAGCTTTGAATATTGGCAAGCTTGTAGCCGATTCACAACGTACTGCACCTGCAGCTCCAGGAACTGATCCTGGTTTTGTTTCAATGAAGCGAGATAAAAAGCCTCAGGCTGAGAGCCAGAAAGAACTTGTAAAGCAAAGTGGTGAAGCGGTAACACCTATAGATAATAGTGGGACTCAAGAGTATGACTCTGCAACCGGAACTGTTGGTAAGAAAAAGCCTAGGACTAACAACGGGTCTACTTTTACAAGAGATGATTACAAGGGATATCGTAGCTAAATGATACCGCTCCTATCCACTATCGTATTAACAGCTTCATGGTATGGCGATTATTTCCATGGTCGCACCGCTGCTAATGGCTCCGTGTACAACATGTATGCCAGTACTGCAGCTCACAAGTCCCTCCCCTTTGGCACCCGGCTACGGGTTTGTTATAAGACTTGCGAGGTGGTGATGATCACAGACAGAGGACCGTACATTCCTGGACGGCACCTTGACCTATCTAAAGGAACAGCTACACGCATTGGCATGAAAGATGTTGGTGTAGCACCTGTTGAAGTTTATCGAATGAACTAGCTGAATAGAATAAGGAGGGTGCAATTCCCTCCACAGCTATTGGACAGCCAAGTCCTAAAAATGGTCTTACCTAATTGCTACAAAACAAATGCACTATTACTTTAATGACCGCTATTCTTTCAGGACTACAAAAACAAAATAACTGGGAAGCCTTTTGTAAATGGGTTACCTCAACAGACAACAGGCTTTATGTTGGTTGGTTCGGTGTCTTAATGATACCTACTTTACTAGCAGCAACTATATGCTTCATCGTTGCATTCGTTGCAGCACCACCCGTTGATATCGACGGTATCCGTGAACCAGTCGCAGGCTCTTTACTCTATGGCAACAACATCATTTCAGGCGCAGTCGTCCCAAGTTCCAACGCAATCGGTCTACATTTCTACCCTATCTGGGAGGCAGCAAGTCTCGATGAATGGCTGTACAACGGAGGACCATTCCAACTTGTCGTCTTTCACTTCCTTGTCGGTATCTACGCTTACATGGGACGCGAATGGGAACTTAGTTATCGACTTGGAATGAGGCCCTGGATCTTTGTCGCATACTCAGCACCCGTTGCCGCAGCGTCTGCAGTCTTTCTTGTCTATCCATTTGGACAAGGTTCTTTCTCAGATGCAATGCCTCTCGGGATATCCGGGACCTTTAATTACATGCTCGTCTTCCAAGCGGAGCATAATATTCTTATGCATCCTTTTCATATGCTTGGTGTTGCCGGCGTATTTGGTGGGGCTTTGTTCTCTGCTATGCACGGAAGCCTTGTCACGTCTTCTCTCATTCGTGAGACGACTGAACAGGTAAGTCAAAACTACGGTTATAAGTTCGGTCAAGAGGAAGAGACCTATAACATCGTGGCAGCTCATGGATACTTTGGTCGTCTTATTTTTCAGTACGCTTCTTTTAACAACAGCCGTAGTCTCCACTTCTTTTTGGCAGCTTGGCCTGTTGTTGGTATCTGGTTTACTGCTCTTGGTGTATCTACCATGGCTTTCAACCTAAACGGATTTAACTTTAATCAATCGATTGTCCATGGAGGACATGTCGTAAATACTTGGGCTGACATTCTGAACCGTGCTGGTTTAGGTATGGAAGTCATGCATGAGCGTAATGCTCATAACTTCCCACTTGATCTTGCAGCAACTTCTACTACTGAAGTAGCACTGACTGCGCCTACTATTGGATAAAAGTAAACTTATCAATCTTGTAATTAATCATGGCATACAATCCTAGCAACAGAGCTTTAAGTAAAGTTCAATATATGGTTAGCACCACTGGTGATCAGTGGTTTATTCCTACGACTGGTTATGGTGACAACCCTGACTCCGGTACAACAGCACAGCGTCTCGATGCATGTGAAATGTTGACTGGTAAGAAGTCAGACGGCACTACTGATATCGGAGAAGAGGTGGTCGCCTAATGACTGAGATTGGTGTAACAGTTGCTCTTGCATTGTTCACTGCTCTTGGAGCTGCCACCCGACAGCTACACAGTAAAATTGATAGTCTAGATCGTCGTGTTGATCATCATGAACTAAGGGTAGCTGAATCATATTTATCTAAAGCTGATTTTACTTCTGCTCTGGATCGTATGGAGAATCATATGGTCCGCATTGAAAATAAACTCGACAAATTATCATCATGATTATTACTGTACTTCGCCCTATTCTGTTTAGCTTCCTGACTAGCAAACAAGTCAAGCAACTTATTGTTGACGTGCTTGAAGCACTAGCTAAAAAAACTGAAAATACTCTCGATGATCAAGCAGTCTCTGCTGTTCGTCGTGCAATTCTACCTGAATAAATATGACTAAAAAAATTCTGGATGTACCATATCAATCTCAATTAGATAATGTAAGTGGCACCGGATACAGAGAATGTTTCTCATCCTCTTGTGCAATGATTGCTATGTATCATGGCTACATTGAGGGGGATGATGCATACAATGCAGTTAGACAGAAGTATGGAGACAGCACTGATGCTATGGCACAGGAGTCTGCATTACGTAGTCTTGGACTTGATCCAAGGTTTCGTACTAACTGTGAAAAGAAAACCCTGATTGGTGAGATTGATCAGGGGAGACCAGTTGCTGTTGGTTGGCTACATTATGGCCCTCCTTCTGCACCAACTGGTGGTGGTCATTGGTCCGTTGTTGTAGGTTATGATGACACTGGTTTTTACATGCATGACCCTAATGGTGATGCTAACCTTGGTTCAGGTGGTTACCTCCCATCATTAGATGGTGAATGTCTCCATTACTCATTTAAGAATTGGCTTCCAAGATGGGCAATCCCTAATCCATATAATGGATGGGCAATGATTGTCACTAAATAAATTACCTTACGTTCAACCTTTAGGTCGCATGATACATAGCTATGGAACGGGAGCTATGCATAAGGTACTACTAATGTCCAACATCGTTACCCGCTACATCGCTAATCTAAAAAAGAAATCAGCAAACTATAAGGCTGATGCTCTTCGTTATCGCGGTGTAGTTTACAAACAGATTGGCTGATGGTGTAGGGGAGGTTCGATTCCTTCCCCAGTCTTTTAGCTTTGGCCCGTACGCGGACACCCTTAGCTGAACCGGTTCGTGAGGTTAACACGAAACAAATATACAATTTAATACTTCTGACGTCAGAGGAATAGCAAAACTACAACCTCTTTAAAACAATGACTGCTCCTAATGTAGGAACGGCTGTTAATAATACACGGCCTACTCCTTTCGGTTCGATTAACTCGAGCCCTCAACTAGCCCTGTCTCAGGGTTATCAAGACTCTGCCGCTACTGGCAAATATGCTCTCTATCTGAAACTGTTTAGTGGAGAGATGTTCAAAGCTTATGAGTCTAACTGCATCGCTAAAGGTACTATTCAGAACCGTACTCTCCGTAATGGTAAGAGTATGCAGTTCATCTTTACCGGTCGTATGCAAGCGGCTTACCACACTCCTGGTACTCCAATTCTTGGTGGTGGTGATCCCCCAGTGGCAGAGAAGACCATCATCATGGATGACCTGCTGATTAGTTCAGCATTCATTTATGACCTTGATGAGACTCTTGCTCATTACTCACTTCGTTCAGAGATCTCCAAAAAGATTGGACATGCTCTGGCTGAAGCTTATGACAAGAAAGTCTTCCGTACTATTGCAAAGGCTGCGCGTGAAGCACATCCAGTGACTGCTGCACCAGGCCCTGAGCCAGGTGGTTCTGTCATCCGTTTGGGTGCTAACAATCAGTACAATGCTCAATCCTTAGTCGATTCATTCTTTGAAGCGGCCAGTATTTTGGATGAAAAAAATGTACCCCGTGATGGACGTTGTGCCATCCTGTCTCCACGTCAGTACTACGCACTCGTATCGCAAGTAGATTCAAATATTCTCAACAGAGATTTTGGAAATACTCAGGGTAACCTGAACTCCGGAGAAGGTCTATATGAGATCGCTGGTATTTCTATCAAGCGTTCTAACAACCTCCCATTCATGTTGCAAGGCTCCAACGCTGGATCCGTTGCTCGTGTTGATGGTGAAAACAATGACTACTCTGGTGACTTCCGTACTCACGCTGGTCTGATTTATCAGAAAGATTGTGCTGGTGTTGTTGAAGGTATCGGTCCCTCTGTCCAGACTACTGGTGCAGATGTTAAGACCATGTACCAAGGTGACATCATTGTCGGACGCCTCGCTATGGGTGTCGGTACTTTGAACCCTGCTTGTGCCATTGAGCTACAAGCTGCTGCTTAATAGAGGTAAAAATGTCAACTTACTTTGAAGGTACAACTCGCCGTGCTACTTGCGATAATGTGATTGGCACTGGTAAGCGGGCATACCTCGGTGGTCAAACGGTTCATAGCAATACTATGAATCCTTTTGTTGGTAAAGAGACAGGTGCTGCTAGCCCTTCTCTATCAACTGCGGCCGCTTGGGGTGGTGTCGGTTCTGACTCGTCCACAGCTATTTGAGGAAAAATAAATGGCATCTATTAAGGCTTACTCCGTTGCTAAAACGCAACGCTCGTTTGATCCTGCAACTGCTACTGCTGACTCGGGTGTTTACTCGTTGTCTGACGGTCGTCAGGGTGCATATGATCATCCTACTTCCGCTGGTCTTGTTGAAGGCCGCGTTCCAACTCTACTAAATGGTGCACGCACTGTCGTGGATCATGACGTAACTGCAGTCGCTATTACTACCGCTGGTAGTGGTGGCCCTGTATCTACCGCTGTCGTTGCTACGACAACTAACGCTACTGTTGCTGATGATGATGCAGCCGGTCTGATTGTTCGTTTCACTACGAATGCTTCCGGCGCTGTTAATGGCACAGTTACCGTCGTTGCTGGTGGTGAGGGTTACTCAACTAGCGATACCGTCTCTGTTGATGGTATTGCTGGAAGTGTACTTACTCTTACTGCAGCTTGATATATGGGAGGGCTTCGGCTCTCCTTTTTTTTATTCGCTTATTGAGATCTATTATCAATGACATCTTCCTGGAGAAATCCGCCAGCAACCGCTACGGTTGAACAATTGGCGGCTGTTAATGAGCTGCTTCAGTCAATCGGGCAGGCTCCTGTTACCACATTAGATACATCCAACCCGGACGTTGCGATGGCCTGGAACACGCTGGTGTCCACCTCCCGGAATGTTCAAGCTGAAGGATGGACTTTCAATAGAGAGTTTCATTATCAAATGACACGATCATCATCTGCAGCATATACAAATTGGATTCTTATTCCAAATACAATGTTGCAGTGTGATCTTTCTGACGAGCGTATTAATAAAGGACATGACTCTGTTATGCGTTCTACATCAACTGATGTAATGTTCCTGTATGACCGTGAGAAGCACAGTAATACTTGGGACTTTGATCCACACTGTGATGTGTTATGGATGTTTAATTGGGAAACACTTCCTGTACCCATTCAAAACTTTATTATTGCAAGAGCTAGTGCCACGATGGCATTACGTGCTGTAGGAGATAGTGGACAATATTCTATGTTAAAAGAGATAGAAACATATACACGTACACAAGCCCTTGAGTATGACAACAATCAGGGTGATTTCAGTATGCTTACTGGCAATCCACAAGACTTCCATTACACACCATACGAAGTCGCTCGTTCACTGCAGAGGTTCTAATGGCTGCAGTAACACAACAGATATCTTCTTACCTTGCAGGCGTAAGTAAAGAGCCTGACATTGAAATGAAACCCGGTTATGTGGATGATGCTATCAATGTCTTCCCTGATTTTCAGTTTGGTTTGATGAAACGGCCTGGTACTGCTCAGCTCGTAGAGATTGGCAATGAAGCTGACTATACTAATAGTTTTATTTTTCTTATTCGTATTGTAAATGCCGGTGATTATGTAGGTATTATTAGAAATGCTTCTCAAACATTAGAGGTTTACAATCTTTCAACTGGTGCTCAGAGTAGTGTTGTTGATTCTGGGGGCTCTGCCATTGGAACAATCGCCTATTTAAATGGTTCGAGGAGCAACTTTGAAACAACTTCTAGACAAAAAACTGTTCTTATTTTAAACAAGACGGTTACTGTTGCAGCTAATACTGCTGTTACTCCAGGTACTCACCTTCCTGCTAATACAGTTAACAGCGCAGGGTCCTTACCATATCCCCAATACGATACGAGCGGTAATTTAGTTCCTGGTACAATGCCAGCTACTGGTGTTATTTTTAAAGTATTAAATATTAGTGGTGCTGAGGATGATTATTTTGTTAAGTGGTCTGGGGTTGCGTGGGAAGAAACTGTAAAGCCTGGTATTTCTACAGGCCTTGATCCCTCAACGCTTCCGTATCTTTTGGAATATGTTAATGCTACAACGTTTAGGTTAACTGTTACTCCTTGGAATGAAAGAATTACTGGTGACAATACTACTAATCCCTTCCCATCATTTACTACAAAAAAAATAAACAACATTTTTAGATATAAGGAAAGACTTGTATTCCTATCTGAAGATGAAATTATCATGTCCCGTCCACTTGATAACTATAACTTCTTCCGTGCTTCTGCACTGACTGCTACAGATGGCGATCCTATTGATCTCCAAGCTGCTTCTAACTCAACAGTAGACCTGTTCGATTCCATACCCACAACACAGGGTTTAATCGTCTTCAGCTCTAATGAACAGTTTATTATGACCGCTGGTACCAATGGGATACTTACGCCTTCCACAGCGGCTCTCAGGAGTGTCTCAAAGTACTCTGTATCAAACATAAATATTGTTGAAATGAATGGCTCGGTTATGTTCTGCAACTCTGTTCCAGGATATACACGAGTGTTTAGTATGTACCCACAAGGAGAAAATAACTCTCCTATTTTAACTGACATAAGTAAGATTGTTACTACTTGGATACCTTCTGGTATTGATAGAATGACAGTTGATAATAATAATTCTTTTATAGCTTTATTTGGTCCAGCTTCTCCCTACGTCTACTACTTCCGTACGTACTCTGAAGGACAAGATCTCAAGATCAAGTCTTGGTTCCGCTGGGAGTTTCCCGGCAATGTGCAATCCTTTGACATTATTAATGATGTTATTTTTGTTTCGTTTATGCACGCTGGTAAACTAAAGATGGCATCTGCATCAATTAATCCTACTGATAATAGCTTTACTGTTAAGGCTCCTACTGGTGACATTATTATAAACCCATGTTTGGATTTAATGTTTAATCCTACCAGCCTTACTTATAACGATGCTACAGATAGGACTTATCTAGCATTCACAAACTACACAGTACCTACCACAGCAGATCCTGATTTTGAATTTACTGCTCTCACCACAAGTGTCACATCTAGTCCTGGTTTGTTCTGGAGGCTTTTAAAAGATCCTATTGGTTGGTACATAACTGGCGACATTACCTCCACATATACGGCTAGTCAAATCGTTGTAGGGTTTACTTATAAGTATATAGTAAATCTTCCTACAACATTTATGATGGCTCAGGCTGGACCTGATTATACAGCTTCATTAACTATCAGTCGTTATAAAGTTGCTATGGGATTGACTGGTAATCTTACTTTTATGGTAGCACCACGTAATACTATTATTTCAGGCGAAGCAGTACCCCTTAATAACATACTTTATTCTGCTGTAGGGGAAGTTCCTCAGGCTAATTTCTACCAGTCTGATTCTGTTCCTATCGAAAAACATAATATCTTTAGTATACCTATACATAAAAAAAATAACGATTTTGATTTTCAAATTACATCTGACTCTCCTTTTCCTTCTTCTTTACTTTCATTGAAGTGGGAAGGAGTCTATTCACCTAGATTCTATAACCGATCATGACGACTGAATTACAACGAGAAGTTATACAAGATAAATCTGCCTTCCTTATCAAAGAGTGTACCGCTGGTGATAAGGATGCCACAGAGTATCTTTGGGCAATAGCTCATGCTTCTCGTATTCTTGACGATATTGTTGATCAAGACAAACCTATAAAACCTGAAGACTTTTTAAATCTAGCTGAGTATCTCTTTGTCAAGATTCATTCTAATAAGTTCTTTAGGGATAACTACGATACTCTTGTATCACAGCACATAACTATCTGGAATACTTGGATGGCTGCAAATCATGCTGAAAAGTATGGCGACAATATCGACAAGCAACATGCCAGGACTTGGCGTAATTATCTTAATGAGTTATTACCTTTAGTCGCACTTCTTACACAAGGATGGAATCAAATGAAAAAAGTATCTGCACACATTCGTATCTACCATAGTTGGTACGATCGAATGAAGGAGGAATTACGATGAGTATTGGGGGAACTAATGAAAAGGTTGAGGCCAACAATAAGTTTGTTAAGAAGCAATATCAATATGACAAGGAGATGCGTGATTATAATTGGACTATTAGTCAAGACAATTATGAACAAGCAAAACAACTTCGCGATATTAAGGTCGCAAATGATAAGCAAAATGTTGATTATCAAAACGAGTCTGCAATCAATAGATATAATTACCAAACTCAACTTCAAGAGGATCAGTATTCCGATCAAGTAGCTGCTTATAACCGTAGCGCTGAAGATTATGATACTCAAAAAGAATTTAATCAATCAGCATTTGACCTTGCTAAGACTGCAGAAAAGACTAAACGGGATGAAGCACTAATTGGGAATCTTTTTGATAAGAAAACAGATAAGCTCAACTATTTACAGAAGGACACTGCTCTTCAGTACGAGAAGGCAGGACAAGATCTTATAAAAGAAACTGCTATAGCTACAAAAAAAAATGATACAGCAGCCATTAATATTCAGGATGAAGCTCGAAAAGAAATATTTAAACAAACAGATAAGATTTCCGATAAACAAAATAATCTACTTCTTAATCAAAAGGATCAGCTAGCTAAGACTAAAGAGAATGAGGCGACTAAATTTGATAGTCAGCTTACTATTTCTAATGAGAATACAGCACAATTACAGAATCAGAGTGCTCTTTTGACGGGGCTTAATTTAAATAATCAAGCAATTACTACTGAAAAAAACTCTCAGTTAAACACTGATATAGCTAGTATTGGACTTCAGAAAGGTAATGTCGATGCCGATATATCTAGTATTGGACTTCAGAAAGATAGTGCCGATGCTGATATTACTCTTTCACAAGATAAAGCAGCATTGATTGAAAGTAGCCAGTTGAAACGTGGTGAAATTACTGACAAGCGTGTTGACTCGGTCAATCAAGCTATTGCTAAACTCTCTTCAAAATCCACTGCAATATCTAGTTCAGATCTTCAAGATGCGTCTATTACTCAGGCTAGGAAAGATATTCTTAACTCTGAAGCTAATAAGATTCGAGCTAAAAAGTCAATGCTTAATGAGCAAGATGCTGCTGATCTTACTATCTATGAGGCACAGCAGGGCATTAACCAAGCAGAAATTGATAAGAACACTGCTTCCTCTGATGCTGCTGATGCTCAAGATATAGAAGATGCAGGTCTCTCAGCATTACAAGACCAAGCACTGGGTGAGCAAAGCGAGCAAGCTTTAGAACAAGCTGGTTTTCTTGGTGGGGATGCTAGTCGTAAATATGCACAACAAGCTAATGAGAATATTGCAAAGCGTATGGAAAATTACGCTTCACAGATTCGTGCTAAAGGTGCTGTTGCTGCACAAGGTCGTCGTGGACAATCCGTTGACTCACAAGCACAATCGGCTCTAGCTACATACGGTCGTCAGCAAGCGCAGCTTGTTAACAGTCTTGTATTTGCTTCACAAGATAAGTCATCTTCTGAACAGCAGCTCTCTAGTAAATCTACTTACGACCAAAAGCAATTCCTAAATGAGCGTAGCAAATTAACTAAGCAACGTTCTAAACAAGTCACTGATAAAAATCTAAAGAAAGATTTGCTATCATACGATACTAAAATTAAAGAACAGCAGTCAACTATTAAAGCTGCTGAACGTCAAAAGGCTGTACTCGCCAAACAGTTTGAAGTATCATTAGCTGATGAAAATTTAACTGGAACTGAAAAGCAAAAGCTTATTGCTGATTACGAGCGTAATAAACAGCTAATTGACAAGAAGCTAAGTTCTGAAACAATTAGCTTTGAAAAAGATCAACGTGAAAATGATAAGAGTATTCTCAAGCAAGAGAATAGTATTTCCAATAATGAGGCTAAAGCTCGTAAAGCCGAACTTGAGGCTCAGCAAACTAAGCTAGGAATTAAAAAAGGTATCCTTGATAATGATTCTTCTAAGCTTACAAATCAAAAAAGTATACTCGGCAATAATGCGTCGAAGATTGAATCTGAGAAACGTATTAACACTCTTAATCAACAGAAGGATGATCTTTCTACTACAGCTAAAACCAATGAGCTAGGTTCTAAGGTTATTCAAGAAGAACAGAAAAGAAATATTATCAACGCTGATCGTAAAGAATTTAATCAGCAGAATGCACTTCAAAAAAAAGAATTAGAAACTGCGTCTGATATTAATAGGCTAAATAAAAATATTAGTAGTTTTGAAAATCAGCAACAGAAGCAATTAAATCAAAATAAAAAGGATGGCTTATATAATGCTTTGCAGGCTACTAAAGAAGAAGTCAGGCTTGCTAAGGAGAACATCACTAATAGAGCAGGCTTCAATGATCAAGAGTGGCAAAATAATCAAGATGTATTCGAGGCTAATAACGCCAGTGCTGAGACTGCTTTCACTCAAGCTAAGAATAATCTTAAACTTGATAAGTACGCAGCCAATCTACAGGCCTTAGGTAATGTGATGCAACCACCTTCAATGCCAGCACCTCTACCAATTCCACAAGAAATACCTTATACCAATATTATTCATCCATCTGAACCCCTTAAGCCACCTAAGCCTATTAAAGGTGCTTTAGGTAAGACTTCAGTTTGGAATAATATTTCTGACGGTATAAATACTGCAGCATCAATTGTTCCATTTTTCTAATTAAACATGGCTACTTTTAGAGGACAGGCACGAAGCCAAGGTTTTGATCCTGTCAAATTACCAGATACAGCACGCCAAATGCTCGAAGCATCCAAACGTAAGCGTTTGGCCCAAGAGCGTGCTTATGAACTTGATCTTCGTCAACGTAGTGACTATAGCGATGCTATGCGTCGTAAGAGTGCTACTGAAGAGCGAGCTTTCGAATCGAACATTAAGCAGATGGACTCGTACCAACGAGCCTATCGTGATCAACTTAAGGAAAATTATGCTCGATTAGAAGAAAAAAATAAGCAAAAGACTCAGCAAGATATTCAGAATCTCAGCAGGCTTGGACAATTTTCTACGTCTGCTTTAAAACTTGCTGGGGATTTAAAAGACAATTACAAGCAGCAACAAGAGGATTTTGGTCGATCTCTTATCGCTAAGTACCGCGTCTCTAAGGAAGAGTACAATCAGCTTCGTATGTCTGAGGCTGATCTTCAGGCTGAAGGAGCTGCTAACAATCAGATTGTTGAGATCCTTAAAAATAAAGGAGCATCACCAGATGAGATCGCATCTATTCGTAAGTTGGATGGATGGAGACTGTATGGGGCTCAGCAAGAGTGGGCTATATCTGGCGGTAAGAATTTTGCAAATTATCTTAAAAAAAATGCAGATACAAAGATTGATATTGATGGTGTACAGCTCAGTCTTAATGAAGCCAAAACATACCAAGATGGAGACTTATATGGCATTGTTCAAGATCGACTTATTGCAAAATATGCAAAACCTTATGGAAATCTAGATCCAACATTTGCTTCTCAGTATTTCTATCCACAAATAGATCGAGCCATTCAAACAAATAATGCTGCCTACATTTCTGAAAGGCAGAATATAGTTCGAGCCAATGAACAAAATGCGCGATTAACAGAGATTAAGATTATAGCTGCTGGTCATGGCGACATAATGACTTATACGCAAAGTCAAGGATTGGATTATGCAAGTAATACTAAGCAAATGCTTTCTGATGTACAGGTATTGGTAGATCGTAATGTTGAGGATGCTGAAAAGGTTCTTCAATTGTTTTTACAGTCTCCTTCAGGCCAGAACCCAAAGCAAACAAATCAGCAGATTTATATTGACACTCGTACAGAAAGTGCAATAGGTACTCAAATTAAAGTTTTAATTGACAGAATTGATGCTGAAAAGAGAAGCAACTACGAAACCAAAGAGGGCAATAATGAGCTTGCCCATAAACAAAGGCTTGAAAAACTAGAGGATAATGGCTTTTATGATTTACCACCTGCTACACAACAGCAGGTACGTCTTCAATATCAGAAAACCCATGGTAGAGATTTAAACCAAAACATGGTTAGTTTTATGAATCAGTCTGACGGTTTGTCGGATGAAGTTTTAGAGGATCATTTCTACACAACTATTCTTAATGGTGCATCAATAACTCCTGAGCAAATAAAGAGACTAGGTAAAAATGCATCTCCTAAACTTGTCGCTAGTTTAGTTGCCAAGGTCCCCGAAAATAGTGTATATCAGCAGAAGTATAAGAAAACTCATACTTCCTTTGTACACGAATTAAAGTCGTCTTTAAGCAGAGCTGGTTCTATTAATCATGGAATCGAAGTAAACAACAGGGCTGACGAGGCTATGAAGGAAGTGTATACAAGGTTTACTGAATATCGTTCTAATAATAGACCTGAAGCAGCCTACACCAAAGCACTTCAAGACGTGATGGATTTAATTAGAGCTGGGCGTGGGAAGAATCCTTCAGGTCCATTCGCAGTCAAAGTTAATAGTGACGGCATACCTTTAGTAGGTGATGAAGGCGGTTTTCAAGCTTTTGAGTCTACTGCAAATGAACCCGATGCAATTTTGTATAATACCTTGAGTCAGGATATTAAGGACGATGCTGATATTATAAATACCAAGTTTCTTTTTGGAAAGCTTGATGATCCAAAATCTTGGATTTCTAAATTTGACAGCGTGTTATGGCGTAATAGCAGAGCAATTCCTTGGTATATTAAAAAAGCTGCTGAACAATTTAAAGTTACCCCCGAGAAATTGATTAACACTCAACTTCTTAAATATAATAAACAGCCTGTTGATTTTTCGTTAAATAGATATTCTGTTCCTGAAGAAGCTATTCCTCCTAACTTGCGGCGGATTATAAATAGCCACCCTTCTACTGGAAAGAAATCTCGTGCTTTTCAGATGACTCATGCAATGAGGGATCCTGGCGATAGATATAGGCCAATGCTTAATCTAATGGCTTCACAGGAATCTAGTAATGACACTGTTCATGGTGGATATGATGCATTAAATACTGGCGGTTATGGGCGGTATCCTGAAGGTACAAGTACGGGTGAACGTAACCTCGGTCGTCCTTTAACTTCATTCACAGTAAAAGAAATCATGAATATGCAGCAGTCTGGTAAGTTAATGGCTGCAGGTCGTTATCAATTTGTCCCTGGTACTTTAATAGAACAAGTTAGGGATCAGAATATTGATCCTAGTGCATTATTTGATGAAGCAACTCAGGATCAGCTTGCAATTGGCTATTTGAATTCTTCTATTGGGACCTTCCGTTCAACCGGTCAGGACGTAGTTTATGGGTTAGGTCAGCGTTGGCACGGTCTTCAAAATGTTTCTCGCGCTGAAATGCAACGTAATATTGATTTTCTAGATCAAGACCCTAGAGTAAATGATAATTTTTCAGGGCTTGATTATAGAGAAAGTGTACTTAAATCCCACTACAATAAATAACTATGTATGATGATCAACAATCTGCTGAGTACCTTGAAGCGGTAAAGCAGCAAAACATGAAGTTGGAGGATGCTTCTAATCAATCCCAACAGCAGCGAGAACAATTCCAAGATGAAAAACAACAACAGCTAGATGCTGACCAGCAGCGGTATAAAGAAACTACCAATGAAGATGGTAGTATGAAGCCACAGCACGAAATCAAAGATACTAAAGATTTTGGTGTTACTGAAAATTTTCAAGACTTAGGTAATGCACTTACTGCAGGTGCACAGGATGCT